ATAACTGCGGTGTCCGGCGCAGTGCCAGACGACATCGTTGCTGCCTGTGTCGCGATGGCCGTGTTGTCACCGCGACAGAAATACGTGTAGTGCCATGACGCAGACTCTGGGGCCGCGAGATGAAACCCGCGCTGACTCGAGTTGCCAAGCTCCGCGAGGAGCGCCACCGCTGACCCTGTTTTGCGCTGACCAACAATAACTGACATTTCATCCGACGCAGAAAAATCAATTGACGGTATGGATAGACCGTCGTCGATGCCATCAAATTCCAGCCACAGTTTGCCGCCGTAGCTCGTCAGCACCGGGCGAGATGTGGCGGTTGTTTGCGTCATGTGCATGTTATTGCCACTTGAGTCAGTAATGCGCCCGACCGGATGCCCCGCAGCAGTTGCCGGCACCGTGCCCGCCGCATCTTGCCACACGAGACCGGCTGACACGGCGGAATCAACTGAGTCGATGAGGATGCCGGCCTGGCCGGTGAATAGTGCTTCTAGCGGGGTCTGCCCGGCACCGCCCGAGCCGAGTACCGGCGTGTCGCCGAGGTAAATCTCGGTTAGTTGCGTGCTGCCGAGATAGGCTGCGCTGATCTGTTGATTGCCGAGACGCATATCACGCCCCCGAAATCAGATACAGCGTGCTCGGGTCTTTGGTGACGATTGCGTCGTACTCCGTCTGCGTCAGCACGTAGAGCGTTTTTACAATCTCCCCGGTGAGAGTATTGGTAATCGCCGAAACGCCATCACCGACCGGCTGCCAGTACGCGCCCTCGTTCGCCGGGTCGCCCTTGCCTTCTTCAATCGTCACCGTGCATGCGCCAGTGCCGACCACACGAACTGCCAAGCCGCGCTCGGTGTCGCGGTAGCCTGCGGTCGAGCCAGCCGGCCAAGTGTTCCACGTTGCGCCGTTGAGCGCGTCTTGCAGCTTCTCGACAGCGGCCCACTCAACGCGGCCAGATCCGGTTAGCGTGATGCGCGACCCTGCCCCAGCGTAATACGGCTGGCTGACTTCATTGGCGCGGACGGTGATAGTTTTCATTGTGGCATTCCTTCAGGCGGAAAAAAACCGCCCTGAGGCGGCCGCGGCTGTTCTTGGGGCTCAGGCTCTGGCGGCTGGTCAAAACCCTGCGTTGATAGCTGCTGCAGCGTCTGAATGACCATAGCCTGCACCTGTTCCGGCGACATGGCTGCGGCGGTGACTTGGAAGCGCTTTGTCTCGGCTTCGAACTCCTTGACGGTCAATTCGCGCTCTTTCAGTCGAATCTCGGAATTCTTCGCGGCAAAGTCCATGTCCTTGGCGTCGAGCTGCGCGCTTGCCTCTTCCAACGCTGCGCCGAGCTTCTGAATCTGGTCACTCATCTGCTGCATCTGCTGCTGCATTTCAGGCGGAACCTGCGGCGCGTCTTCTTCGTCTTGAAGCTGTGCCGGTAGCATCTTCTTCATGCGCTTGGCGATGTCGTCGGCGTGCGGCATGTCCATGGCCTTGAACATCAAATCACCAATGATTGGCATCAGGTCAGGGCTGCTCTGGACAATCTGCGTCATGAAGTCGGCGGCTTCCTGTCGCTTGGTCGAGTACGCCGGGCCGACATTCACGGTCACGTCATACCGACCGACGCCGGGGTTATAGATCGATTTGATCTTCTTGCCCGCGTTGTCGTGGATGTCAAGCCGCGCCTGTTCCTGCGTCGGGTTGATCTCTGCGAAATCTTCCGCGCCATCTTCGCCGAGGATGCGGACAACGCGGTCGGTGTCGTAAATCTTCGGGATCAGGTCAATGACGATCCGGCCCACCTGGCGGATGGAGCGCGACAGGTTGTCGATGATGTGGAACGTCGATACGTCGGCTTCATGCTGGCGGGCCAGGATCGCCTTGCCGGATTTCTCGTTGCTCGGCGCACCGACAGACGCGTTATACATGCCAAGAGCGCTTTGAACGTCGCGCTCCATGCTCTGCATGACCGCCATCCAGCCGGACGGGATGTCTGCGGCTTGCTGGCGCTGCGGCGCACCCGGCGCTTGCGGGTCCGGGTTATACGGCAGCACCGAATAATTGCCGGTGTTCGCCGAATCCCAAATGTGTTCATGGCCGGCGATCTGCTTGACCGTTGCGACGTAAGGCGTTTTTGGCGTCAGTGCGACACGCTCGACAAAGGCCGATGCGGCGAAGTTATATATGCGCTGCGGGTCCATCGCTTGGCGGACAAGGCTGCTCGTGATCCGCTTTCCTGCAACATCGATGATGTGGCCGTAGGTCGGGACAATCGGGATGTACTTGCCCGGCCACTCACGCTCCTCCAGCACCTCGCGTGCGGTCATCTTGCGCCAGATCACTTTGCGCTTCTTCATCGTTCGCGAGATCGCGCCTTCAATCTCTTCTTCTGACGCGCTACCGTCCTGCGCCTGCCAGACCTTCACGCCGGTTTCGACAACCTCGAAATACTCGGCAATGCGAACGGTGTCCTTTTTGACCCAATCGGAGAAGTCCGGGCCGGATCGCTCGAAGTCGCACGCGTCAGCTTTCGGATAGTCTGCCTCGAATTGCTTGCGCTCGATGTCCTCGAACGCGAATCCGTAGCGCGCGTCTGATCCGTCAGGCTCAACAGAGGCCGGATCGAGATAGCACGAGAACGGGTTCGGCACTGCGCGGATGAAGATGTCCTGCGAAAATCCATCATCGTCGGCGTAATCCGTCACAACGCGGATATATCCGAACGAAGCGCGCGCGGCCATCTCTACCGCCGTGTCATACGCAATGTCTGCGCTCGACTGGTCCTCGATGTGGCGCACGATGCCGGCCATGATTTCAGCCGTCTCAACGTCCGCGCCTTCATCTTTCGCTCGCGGCTTGATCGCCGGGCGATTCTGGCGGGCGTCATTGACCACCTGTCGCACGTACTGATCGACTTTATCGACCGTCAGGCAAGGCCGCGCCCCGCTCGGATCGGTTTCGCGCGCACGACGAACGGCTTCATCCCACTGATCGCCGAGACTAAAGCGCAGGTCTTCTAGCGCCTTCTCCCGGTTCTCCGCTTCGAACTCTTCACACTTGGCGAAGCGTTCCAGCGCAGTAGTGATGATTTTGTCGTCTTTTTTCATGCCATCCAGCCGTTAGCGCCGTATCTGCGCGGGGTTTCTGCCTTCTGCTTTACTATCTGCGGTTCTTCATAGACGACGCACATCAGGCCGAACGAGTCTGCGCCGTGCGACGACCAATCATGATCTGGACCAAGCCCGACGTTTCTCGCCTCGTCCCGCTTCTCGTGATACCAGCCGATAGCGGCAAGCCCCGAGTCCGTCGTCGATTCGTTGAACCACATCGCCGGAAACAGTCGCCGGGCCGACTCGATGCGCGCCTTTGCTGCGCCTTTGCCCTGATTCGGAACGACTTCAACGCTGTATCCAGCCGCCTCTAGCGCGGATCGATACGACACGTCATAAACCTTGTCTTGCGTATCCCCGTCGTGAGGAAGCCAGATTTGCGCACGCTCTGGCGTGTAGCCTTTCGAGCGCATCCATTCAAGGTGCGTCGCCAGGGGCTGGCCTACGGCCTCGTAGTAATCGAGAACCCGAATCTCTTTGCCAATGAACTGCGCGACCCACATCGTGAAGGCGTCGGCCTTTGCCCCGGTTCCGCCGATGTCGCAGAACACTCGCAAGGTCATCAGCGGATCAGCAGCAACGCGGCCAATCCTGCCTTGCTGGCGCGCTTCGGTCAGCGCCTTGGCGTAGTAAGCGCCAGTGATGACCGAAACGTATCCGCCTTCCCATATGTGGTCGTATTGGTCAGGATCGTTGCGCAGGCAATCAAGCCGCTCTTGCTCAAGCGCAGCCGGGAACCACGGGTTGTCCGACCAGTTAGCCGTGACGACTTTCGCGCCAGTCGGCAAAGAGCCTTGACTGAGCATCATATCGACCGGGTCAGCGCGCCTTCGCGGGTTCCAACTAAACCACAGCTCAGAGGTAAGCCCGCGCTTTGCGTCCTCCCATCGGATCGTAGGCCGCAGCAGTTGCAGCGACACCGCCGACAGGGTTTGCGATTCCTCAACCCAGGCCCTATGGAAGCCCTCCAGCGACTTGATCGAGTCCGCCGTATGGTCTTGCATGCCCTGGAAGATGATCAAGCCATCGCCGGGCGTTTTGATGACTTCGTTGTAAATCTTGAACCCGTCTTTCTCGCCGAGTCCGTATTCGTTCAGCTTCGCTTCGATCAGGCTCTTGGCGGAATGCTTGAGCGACTTTTGCACCTCGCGGATGCACACCATCCGCAAGCCTTCGCCAGACTCGCCGGGGAAGCGCAAAGCATCCTCAGCACCAAGCCCCGCGAAGAACTGCGACTTACCTGACCCGCGTCCGCCTTTCGCGCCTTTGTAGCGCGCAGGATCGAGCAACGGGACAAACGCCCGCGCCGTTTCGATCTCTAGCGTCTTCACTTATCAACGACGACACGCTTGATGACCGAGACTTCGATTTCGCCGTTCTCTCCACCGCCAGACACTTGCAGCGGAAGCACCCGCCCAACAAGCGTCAGAAACGCCTTGGGGTTCTCGTGGGCCTGCGTTAATAGGTACGCCTGCCCGCCTGCGTCATTCAGCGCGCCGAGGATCATCGCCTTAACGTCTGCGGTTACTTTGTTCTGCGTGCCTTTCGGCCGACCTTTCCCCGCGTTGGGAGGCCGGCGCTTCTCAGTATTCGCGCCTTCTTTGTTGGTCATATCGGTTTGCCTCTTAGGCGACAGTGGTAAAGCCCTGCGGCTAGGTTGTTCATCTTCGTGAATCGCTTCTCGAACGATCTACGCGAAACGGAACCATTGCGCGGACGAAACGATTTGGTTTCGTCGCCCCCATCAACTGCGTGGCTTTGAGCGCCGTTACTTCTTGTATCTGATCTACTCGATATCTCTTGAACCGATTCGGTAGGTTCGCTATGATTCGCATCAAGCATTCTCCTGTCCTCTACACAGGTGGATGACAGAAGCCCGGACAGGTCGCCAAACCTTCCGGGCTTCGTTTATTTGGTGTATGTCTTTGTGTCTCTGCGCCCACAAGCGCGACACTCGCGCACTTCAACCCATCCAGACTTGACCGGATAGGACGCGTCTTTCAAAACGCCGCCGCATGGGCACATGGTGGAACCTCGCATGGACGCAAAAAAGCCCGCTATCCGAAGATGCGGGCCTTGCGTCTAAAGTCGGCGGTGCCTGCCTTCGGCACCATTTACGCGTCGTTAGACGGGAATCAAATTACGCGCATTATAGCACAAGTTTGCGATTGTCAAGCTTTATGTTGAACAACTCCCATAGGCCGGGATGCATGCGTCTATTCCCTGCCTCCCACTCCTGCCACGCTCGCCGGGTGGCGTAGATCAAGCAGGCCGCTTCCGTCTGCGTTAGTCCAGCTTCCTTGCGCGCGGCGACAACATCGGCGGGCGTCGGGTTCGACGCGGGGCCTTTCGGCCCCCGGTTCGGGTGGTTGTTTGAGGGGCCTTTCGGCCCCTTGT